AGATAGTACAGGGTGTATCTTATGCCATACGTGAGAGGGGAACACAATAATGGTTCCTTGTTTAAAATTTTTTTGAAATTTAAAGTATTTGTGTTTATGATAACGTGGGTGAGGTATACATATTTCAAAATTGCCACCTGTGTAATTATTGTTTATAGTAGTGTCGTCATTTAAACAAATAGTAAAACTTAATTTTCTAATTAATCCATTATCATAAGATTTGGCGTGAGTATCAATATGCCAATCGTAATGATCTCGTATATTGTAAATAGTATATTGCAATGGTTCAAATTCTTTTAATAAAAAATTCCAACCCGCCTGTTGATTTGCCTCGTTAATTAAAGGTGTAATTTGTTCTATTAACTGAGGATTTTTTAACCAAGCAACGTGTGACTTTCTATTAACTTGATTGCCGTCAGCAATCTTTGCCAACTCTAATTTTTGTTGATCTCCTTGTCGTAAGATATCATTACAGAAAGATTCTGAAAGTGCTTTTTCTTTAACAAAATAAGCTGAGTCTAAAAACATTAAATAGCTCCACTAGTAAACTTACGCCAATCAATTGCGTTTTTAATAGTGAAACCACGATTTGAAATTAATCTAATTGTTCTATCTAAGTAATCAACAGTTGTTTGTAGATAATCAACTTTTTGTTTTAATTTTTGTAAATCTTCATCTGATTCAAGGTACTTATCAATATCAGTTTTAAGTATTTTTAAATCAAAGGGTTTCAATGCATATACTTCTGCAGGAGCTTTACCTGTGTAGTATTCCCACTTTTCTCTTTTCATTGTTGAGTAATCGGTTTGTGCACGACTTGCCAACAACTTATAATTGTTTAAATGTTTTAAATATTTGTTGTGTAACTGTGGCGTTTTTAAAGATTCTAAATCAAGTTCAGTATCGTTAATTTGTAAGTCTTTATCAATCGCTTGTTGTAATTCTTCCAATGTCATAATCTATATAGTATATCATAAAATACTGTAAAAGTAAAGATTAAATCGCTATTAAGATGTAGTTATTGACGCTGTAGAGGCGCCTACACTAGCGAAATCATATATTGAGTAACTAAATGATACCGTTGCAGTTAAATAGTCCACATCTGCCGCTTGTTGACTATATGTTAAACCCGTTAACGCAGTAGGAAATACATCTCTAAATCGTACTTCTAATTGTGGGTTGTTTTTACTTGTTAGTATAGTAAGTGTTGCGTCAGAATAAGTACCACCTACATTGGGTGACCCATATTTAACTTTACCCACTTCTGAACTAACGGATTGATTTTTAGAAGGAAATCTATCGTTACCTGAAGTAACTAAGTTTCTAAATTCTGAATAGTCACGTGGAAATCCTAGTCCAATTAACCAACCGTGTATCTCCTGAAAGTTCTCTAAATTCTCATCTACCATAAAAGTCATGGATAGAGGTTCATATGTAAGTTTATCACCAGGAATAGGTATATCTTTTAATGGAGTAACTTGTGTTAGCGTGCCACCAAGACTAATACCAGGTATGTTTACTGATGTACAAAAGTATTCTACTTTAGGTAGTTTAAGTATATTAAATTTAAATTGAGTAGGACTAGCGTAATCTAGTTTAGTGGGTTGTCTTGCATATGAGTTTGTTATTGTCATACTATTATTTATATCAAAAAAAATGGCGAGGTTTTAAGGCCCCGCCATTTTCGAGTTAGTAAAAACCAACCAATATTACATCAAGTTCGCTACTTTTACTCGTCTGTAGTATCTGTTTGAGTTCAAGTTACCAGCGTCATTAACCGCAGTTGCAGCACCAGAGATAGCTCCAGTTTGTGCAAAAGGATTAGCAACTAAACCGTAACGAGTCTTGAAGCCAATTTTAGGTTGGAATGTGTCTTGACCAACTGCTCGCACCATTTGTAATGGCACGTAAGGGCAATAAAAGATACCTGCATCGTATGGTGAAGTACCTTTGTATCCTACGATAAAATACTGTGATGCAGTATTGTTCGCAGAGTACGGATCAATGTACACTCTAAATCTACCGTTTAATACACCAGCAAATGTGTTGCCTGTGTCATCAACGCTAAGATTGTTGTTTAATGCTGGAGCATAGTCCAACACGCCTGCCATTTGTAGAGCAGAAGCAACATCAGAAGAAGTAATTAGGATATTCCCTTTACCTCTACGTGTTCTTTGCGCAATTGCGTTTGCTTCTCTTTCTACTTGGAACATTAGACCTTTAAATCTTTCAACTGACCATCTTCCGTTAGAGTCTGTATCTAAATCGAAAATACCTTCAGTTGTAGTGTTTACAGTTCCTGTGTTTGCAGATGCACCTTTTTCAGCTACGCTGTAAATAGTTCTTACAACTTCTCTGTTGATTTCCGCAAGGATCTCAGCAGATAGAATGTTTGCAAGTTCTGTTTCAGCATCTAAACCATGGATTGCTTTTAAGTCTTGAGCAAGTTCCATAGTGTATTCCGCTTTAAGAGCTCTTGATCTAGCAGTTACTGTTGATTTCTCGATTGAGAAAGCCATTTCAGCAAATGCATTGTTTCCAGTGTCTCCTAATGCTTCCGCAGTAGCAGTTGACATACCAGTACCAGTAGTATAAGCACCAGCTGGTGAGTCGTTAAGTACAGCAGGATTTGTTCCCGCTTGTGCAGATGATCCAGCACCACCAACACCCGGAAGTGTTGAATCGCCAGCAGCGTTTCTGCTTGAAAAATCAGTATCCGCTTCGTTAAACATTGCCTCAGCACCTGTTTGTGAAGTGTATCTGCTTCTCATAGCAAAAATTAGGCCAGTTGGACCAGTCATTGGTTGTACGCCAGCAATATCGTAAGCGATAAGGTTTGGCATTGCTCTTCTAACTAAAGAAATTAGGATTGGATCCCAATTTGCAACTGATGAACCAGTTGAGTTAGTTGGAGCTGCTTCGTATAAAAACGCAGCATCTTCTTTTTGTGCTCTTTCTTGGTTTTCCAAGATCGTAGCAGTAACGGCACGTCTGTAAGAATCCGTGATTTTTGGTAAATCAGGATGCTCTAGGACTGGCTGCCATTTTTTTTCGTAAGTTTCAGATAAGTACATTATCGTTCTCTCCTCTATTTTTTAATTGACAATTTAATGTCTTTTGTTTTACTTATAGCGGCGGTATAAGCAGCCATAGCATTCGATAAATCAACTTGTTCAGTTAATCCATCGCCTACCGCTACATTATCTACATCATTTGAAGATTCAGTCTTCTTACCAAAGTAAGAACTTTTTATAGTTTCAACTTTAGCTGTGAAGTCGCTCTCATTTGAATACTCAACTTCTTCTACAAGTTTACTGAATTTTTCTTTAGCAGTATCAGTTAAGTCTGAAGACGCTTCATCAATGATGTCTTGTCTTTTTAACTCACCGTTATGCTTGTTTAATTCAACATTCTTTTCGATTTGTTCGTTAAGTTTCTTTTCAAGGTCTTCAATTTTTGAAGCTTGATCTTCGAGCACATTATATTTTTCATCTGGAACGTCAATGTAATGATCTTCAAAAAGTTTTTTTAGACCATTTATGAAGTCCTCAGCAATTTCGCCTTTGATTCCTCTTTCGATAGCTAGTTTGTTTTCTGCCATCCATTCTTCAACTACATAGTTCAAGTATGAATCAACTTTTTCAACTAACTCCGATTTAGAAGTTTCAACTTCTTCTTTTAATTTCTCCTCGTAAGAAGCGTTCATTTTCTTTTTAGCTTCGTTAACTTTTGATTTAACTGCTGCTTCAAAGATTGTCGCTGCTTTTGACTTGAATTCCTCAGATAAGTCTTCATCTTTAGTTAAAGCTTCAACGTCTGCAGATATGTCAATGATATCTTCTTCAGATTCTTCTTTCATATCTTTTTTCTTTTCGTTGTCGTGTGACATCTCTTTTTTATCTTGCGATTTTTTAAGAGCGTCTAGAGCTGCTTTTGGCATCTCGCCTTCTTTAACTTCAGATTTCTTATCTTCTTTTTCTGATTCGTCCTCTTCTTTTAGTTTAGGTGTTGCGTCTGCAGTACCTTGACTTTTTTGTTGAGGGTCACCAGAAACTTGTGAAATTTTCTTTGTGGCGTTAGGATTGCTGTCTGTTGGTTTTACAACAGCCGGGCCCAAATCTTCTGCTTCGTTAGAAAGCTTAGAAGGTTCAGCCGCAACAGCATTCTTTTTAGGAGCATCAGCTTGAGGGTTGGCAGTTGCTTCAACTACCTGCTCTACTTCTGCTTCCATCGCCTCAATTTTCTTTTCTGTTTTGGCCATTAGAAATCTCCTTATTTTTTTATAAACGTTTATAAATTTCTTTTGTTACTAGATATTTATAAGATTAAAGTTTTTTAAGAAACGATTCAAAGACTTTTAACTTAACTTCTTCTAAAGCCCTTTGTTTTGCGTTTCTTACTTGATGTTTCCACGCCTCAATGTCTTTTTCTTTGAGAATACCATTCTCCCATACCCATTCTTTCGCTTCCATAATACCCTCTACGAAGGCATCTGGGGCTGATGGATCAGCGACTATATCTGCCGCTGTGGCAAGATAAAAGTCATCTTTGACATAGTTAACACCGTTTCTATTCATAATGGAACCCATACCTCGACTTGAAACGCCCATTTGAGCGCCCTCATCTATAAGACCTTTTACAATCTTACCATAGGGTGTGTTCATTATCTTTGCTTCGCCGATAAAATCTTTACCATTTGATGTTAACTTAGTAATCATATGTGATACTCTTTCTAAGTTAATCGTTGGACCGTCAGGGTGACCTAACTCGCCAAAGGCTCTTTTTCTTTCGACAAAATCTTTATTGTATCTATTCACTTCTCTAACCAAAACTTCTCTTGGATAGACTCTTCCATTTCTATTCTTTACATCTGATTGTAAGAATATTCCTCTAATTTTATAATCTTTTTTACCGTTGGTTTCCTCTATGAGGTATTCGGCTGACTGGACTTCTTCTGATATTAGTTTCATAATTCTCTCTTTTACTATTTATAAATTTTTTTATCTAAACTCTATAATAATCGTATAATTATCGCCATTCGCAAAGTTCTTTGTACTTAAAAGAACATCACCGGTTGGAGTAGTTGCGTTGTTTGGTATCTCATTTCCAGAGGGTCTTAAATCCCAATACCCGTTACCTGAAAGTAATACTGCCGTTGCGTTTGTTGCTCCCGCCCATAGTAATTCAACACCTGATTTATTATTTGCTGTATTAATAGAATAAAAGATTTTACTTATTTTTCTATTTCCATCTTCGGTCATAAAAGTCAACGCAGATGCGTCCACTTTTGTCACAAGAGTTTCTCCCGTACCATCTGAAAAGTTTGTTAACTTTGCAACGTATTTAACTCCAGAGGTATCTGCAATCGTTTGTACTGTTACTATATCTGCCATTAATTGTATCCTGATTCTTTATGTGCCTCTATTACTAAATTATATTTGGTAACATTTGAGTCACTATCTAATAAAATATTACCAACCACATCTTTAATTTTTTCTTCACCGGGTTTTAACCCATAATTACCACGACCAGATAACACAACTTCTTTTGTATTATCATTTTCAAAAAATAATGTAACTTCTCCTGTACCTATAATTTCATAAACTACATTAGCTATTGAAACTTTAGGTTCACTTGAAGCGTTATTTGAGTTGACTACATCAACTAAGATTTGATTGATTTCATTTCCAACACCATTTGAATTTACAATGATGTGAAAATTATTATCAACCAACGTTGTCGTTGATATCGTCATAATTAACTTCTAGGCGAACCCACAGCAGATGCGTGTCCATCAGCGATAGTCACTAAATCTTCTGGTGCCTTTTCTATAATTACTGTATCGCCAGCTGTGTGTAAGTAAACTTGTCCTAAGACAGAACTATCAGAACCTTTTACAGTAACAGTTTGTGTTGCACCTGTTGCTGTAATTCTAACAAATTGAGCTCTACCAATATTGTCATCTGACGGATTGTTTACAACACTACCTTTTACGATAAATGTTTGTGCCATTTTATTTTTCTCCTAATTGTTCTAATATTTCTTTATCAAAATATTCATCAAATTTTTCTTTGTTAATATTATGAAACTTCGCTACTTTTGCTACAGCGTTTTCAAATCTATCAATGATACTATCTGTTTCTTCGTTAATGATTTTATACACATCTTTAACAGCCTCTTTCATTAGAGGAGATAATTCACTAAAAGCTTTTGAATCAATTAATTGATTCTCTTTTATTAAACTACTCACTTTCATTATCACGACCTTGAGTCAAATCTATTTGTGCTTGACCATCTTGGTTTAAAGTTGGTGATACCGAACCGTCCTGATTAAATGTACCAGGCTCAGCAATAACTGGTTTAGGGTCGCTGTGTGGTTGTGCTTCAAACGTTCCATTAAACAAATTACTTGCCACTTCTTGTCTATGTGCATCTAATGCACTTCCAACTTTTGCTCGTAATGCGTCTTTAAATGCTTCTCCAGCATCTGCATTATCACCTATTTGTACTTTATCTATAAAGTTTTTTACTTCTTCACTCATTGTTTCTCCTATTCTAAAGGTTCATCATTTGTAACCTGAGCCATTGGGTTTTGAATAATACCAGATTTAATTTCTTTTTTAATTTGTTTATCCATTTCCTCAATTTCTCTTTCGTTTTGTTTTAATACATTTTTTCTAACATAATTTACTGAGAAAAACTTACCAATGTAATCTCTCATTTCATTTGCTAGAGCCAATCGTTCTCTCATCAATTCTGTATTTTTTAATTCAGCAAAATGACCGTCTTGTATAAAATCGTATTGTATATGATCTCTACAAGTATACCAATCATCTTCAGAAATAATTTGTTTTAATACTAATTGAGTTTTTAATAAATCGTTAAAGAGTTCAGTAAACTTCTTTCTTAATCTTTGAACAAATTTAGTAAACTTTAATTCATCTCTTGTAATTTCCGAAGCTCTACCTAAGTTAAATCCAGAAGATGATTCTAAACGACTTACAGGAACATTTAAAGAACGATATAGTTTCGCTTTAAAGTATTCTATGTCTGTAATCTCACCAAGATTTTGACCACCAGGTAATGTAGTAATATCAGTACCTCGTCCACCTTCTCTACTTGGTAACCAAAAGTCTTCTAACATTGACATATAGTTTCTGTCATCTCGTACTTCACCAGTAGCTGCGTCATACACAAGTTTATTTCTATATCTTGCCATAACGTCACGCAGATATTGTTCTGCTTTTACTTTTGGTAAA